TGCCCTACGCGCAGTTCTCGGCGTCGGACCAGGTGACCTGGTCGGCGCAGTACGCGGGCCAGGGCTACCAGGACATTCGTCAGCTGTCCCGCACGTCGCTGATGTACTCCAGCATGCTGCTGGAGGAGCGCATGCTCCTCATGGGCCGTGGCACTGCCGCCGGGTTCTTGGGTGCGCTCCCCGCACCGACGGGCCTGGTGCTCGGCGCCCCTCGCGCACCCGCGGCTGGCGAGATCGGCCTGACCGGTGTGACGACGAACATTTTCGTCAAGGTCACCTCCGACTCGGGGGACTTCGGCCAGTCCGTCCTCTCGACCGCCGCGACCGCGGCGATCGCGAACGGACAGGTCGTGGACCTCACGTTCACGCTGCCCGCCGGCGCTCTCGGTGCGCGCGTGTACGTCTCCACGGGTGCCGCCGACCCCGGCGACGCAGCACGTTTCTTCATCGGCCGCACCGGCGGCGGGAAGATCACCATCCAGGGTGCGCTGCCCACCTCCGGTGTCGCCGCATCCACGGTGACCGTGGACACCTCGGCTTACGTCAACGGCTACGACGGCATCCTGCCGATCGTCACCGGCCCGAACTCCGGCTACGTCAACCGGCTCAACTCGACCCTGTCCACCAGCAACCCGGGCAGCGAGTTCCAGACCGGGTTCGCCAGGCTGTACGACGCGGTGAAGGCCGACCCGGACCGGATCTTGTTCAACGGCTCCGACCGCAAGCAGCTGTCGGACACGCTGAAGACGAGCTCGTCGTCCAACTACCGGATGACGATCACGCAGGACCAGCTGACCGGTGTGACCCTCGGCGACGTGGTCAACACCATCATCAACGAGGTCACCGGCAAGGGCGTCTCCGTCGAGGTCCACCCGTGGCTGCCGCAGGGCAACGCCCCGATCATCTCGGACACGCTGCCCATCCCGGACACCGAAGTGTCCGACGTGTGGGCAGTGTTCAACGTGCAGGACCTGATGGGCATCGACTGGCCCGTCAACCAGTTCGCGTTCGAAAGCTCCAGCTACTGGTTCGGGACTTTCGTCTGTTACGCACCCGCCTGGAACGGTGCCATCACCGGCATTCTCCCGGCCTGATCCCCCTCTACCGGAGGCCCGCACCCATTGCCTTGGGTGCGGGCCTCCGGTGCCCTCTGGAAGGAGAGGCATGGCACGTCTGTGCATGCCCGACGGCGCCGTCCGCGGTATCGACATCCAAGGCGCCCAGACCGGCGCCACCACCGCCTACACGCCCGGCCGGGACGGCACTGTCACGGTCGACAACCCGCGCCATGAGAAAGCGCTGCGTGAGTACGGGGCGTTCCCCGCGAACCTCGGGGGTCGCACCCGCGGCGGCTACCGCTGTACCAGTTGTGGGTTCGCTGCGTTCATCACGTCCTGTTCCCGCTGTGGCGGTACGTGCGAGAGGGAGAGCCGCTGATGGCTGTCGTCGCGAACACCGTCACGGCCGATACCACGGGTACCGCTTTCCTCGCCCTCGACTCAGGGAGACTCCCAGCCCCCGGAAGTCTCGTGACGATCATCGCCGCTGCCGCAGTCAACCTTCAGGCCACACCCGGTGCTGCGCAGCCCAGTTTCACGCTTCCCGCGAACGTGCCAGTCGCACTCCCTGTCGGTGGCCAGCGGGTCTTCCTGGCGGCTGTCACCGGGACGGCCGCCGTCTCCTACCTCTACCTCACCTCCTGAAGGGGAACAGCTGATGCCGCCCCGTAAGCGCACCACTCCCGAGGCCGTTGAGCAGCCTGTGCCCCCGGTCGCGCCGGCCGACGACCAAGCGCAGACCCCGGCACCTGATCCGGAGCAGCCTGTGACCCCGGCCGCACCACCTGCCCCGGAGCAGCCCGCACCACCGGCCCCGCCGGCCCCGGAGCAGCCCGAGGTGGATGAGGGCTGGGAGGCGTCGCTGGCCGCACCGGACAGCACGCCCGCCCTGTGCCGCGTCCACTTCCCCGACCCCATCGCGCCCGGGGTGACCGCTGTCGCCTGCGAGGACGGCTCCTGGATCCGCACCGGATCCTGACCAGCCGAACAAGAAAGGGGGGTGGGCTCGTGCCGACCGTCCCGTACGTCTCCGCCGCGGCGTTCGCCGCCCACCCCACCTACCTGGATTTGGACGACCTGCGCTCCGGGTCCTCGTCGGTGGCCGACCAGACCGCGGAGCTCACGAACCTGCTGCTGACGGCGTCCTCGTGGGCCGATGAAGAGTGCAACCTGCCGCGTGGTCTCGGCGCTCACACCGTCACCCAGCAGACCCGTGCCCGGATCGACCGGTACGGCAACTTGAAGATCCACCCGGATGACATTCCGATCCTTGGGGTGTCATCCCTCGCCTACGGCCACACCCCGACCGGGTTGACGACCGTGGATGTGTCTCAGGCGTGGGTGGAGGACGACCGTAACGTGGTGTTCCCGCTCGGCGGTGGGGGACCGTGGTCCGGGGCGCTGCAATTCGGGACGCCCGCGTCGGGCGGCGAGGTATTCGTGAGGTTCACGTACACGGCCGGCTTCGTCGCGACGGTCCTGAGCGTCGACCAGACGGCGGGCGGCACGTCGCTGACGGTCGCGGACCCGACCGGGATTGTGCCGGGCGACTCGTACCGGATCTGGGAGCCCGGCGCGGAGGAGACCGTGACGGTTTCCCCGTCCTGGACGCCGCCGGTGTTGAGCGTGCCGGTGCAGCCGACCGCGGTCACTCTCGCCGAGCCCACACTGAACGACCACACGGCGGGGCACGACTTCTCCGGGATGCCGTCCGCGATGCGGCTGGCCATCACCAACTACACCGTGTCGCTGCTGATGCGGCCGGACACGGCAGCCGAGGACTCCTACCCCGACACGCAGTTGTCGGCGGGTACGCGGCAGAACGACCCTCGCCAGGACGGTTCCGGCCTGGTCGCTGAGGCGCAGCGCATCTTGTGCAAGTACGCGAGGGTCAGGTGAGCGTGCGGTGAGTATCCAAGCCGTCCTGGACGGCATCAGCGGCTACTTCGGTGGCGCTTACGATCCGGTGACCCGCACTTACCGGTCGTCCCCGGTGCCCGGCGTCGGGGTGGTACGGCGGGCCTGGGCCAAGCGTGATGATCACGCGGACTATTTCCACGGCATGCCGGCCGGTGCCCGCTCCGGTTGTCAGATCGTGGTGTACATCCCTCGCAGCAGCGAGACCCGCTTCGCTCTCGGGGGTCCCACGAGCGGGCAGAAGAACGTGCTGTACGAGGTCCAGTTGGCGTGCTACGTCCGTTCCCGCACCCCGGACGCGGAGGACGCTCAGGACGACGTGTACGCGCTGCGGGACGCCCTGGTGGAGCACGTGCGGGCGGACCGCACACTCGGCGGGGCGGTGTTCCAGGCCGGTGAGCACGTCGACGGCGGCAGCGGGTCGATCGATTTCGAGTACGGCCAGCCCGAGACGAAAGCCGAGCTGACCAAGAGCTTCCTGCTGATGACGTTCGCCGCACTGGAGATCGTCCAAGCCTGACGGCCCCTCGGCCGCACCTCTGTTTCCCCTGTTGCCCCATCTGACCGGAGTACCGTATGCCTGCGAAGTCCCAGACGCCTGAGCCGGACCCGGTTCCGGCCAGCACCGACACCGACCCCGCACCGAACGAGCCGGAGCCCGCTTCGAGCGTCCCGGAAGATCAGGCCGTGGCCGCGGGTCTCCTGCCGGCCGGGACGTACGCCTTCACGGGTCCTCTGCCGACCCAGTACCTCCACATACCGCTCACCGCCTACCCCGCCAGCGACGGCAGGCCGGCGACGGTCTTCGACTGGGCGTTCGGTGCGCCGGCGGACGGCCGGTGGGAGCCCACCAAGAAGAAGCCCAACCAGCTGCCGGACAACGCCCCGGCCACCCCGGAAGGGAAGTGACGACCGGTGCCTACACCCGCCACCTTCGCATCGACTAAGCAGTTCGTCGGCGTCGCCATCGAAACCACCCAGGGCACGCCGGTCGCGATGACCGCCACGGAGCTCCTGACCACGTTCACCCCCAGCGACAAGACCACGTTCCTCAAGGACCAGTCGTGGCGCGGCAGCATGGGGACCGACGCGTTCGCTCAGATCCTCGGCAACGGCACCGCGGACATCAGCCTCGGTGGCCCCGTGTACGGGGACACGGCCGGGTTCTGGCTGCGGAACATTCTCGGTGACCTGTCGGTGACCGGCACGCCGACCGGGACGGGCTCCACCACCCTGTCCTCCCCGGCTGTGGCCGGCGCGACGTCGATCACGACCGCGGTCACCATCCCGGCAGGCACGCTGGTGCAGATCGGGACCGGGGCGACCGCTGAGATCGTCACCACCGGC